ACCTGGAGCATCCGCTGATGGAGCAGCAGCCGAAGTTCGGTGACCGGCTGATCCGACTCATCAACGAGGAACTAGCCAAGTGAGCACCATCCTCACCGACCTCGGCACGTACCTCGACGGGGCGACGATCGCGACGGCGGACCTGACCCTCGGAACGAACCTGTTCCTGGGTCGCGAACCTGCCGACCCTGACACGTGCGTCACGCTGTACGAGTCGGCTGGGCGGGCTCCGGCAGACATGATGGGCGACGGGACCGCCCCGGCCCTGGCCCGCCCCGGCGTGCAGGCCCGGGTTCGTGCCGCCTCGTACTCGACGGCGACCAGCCTCGCCGACGATGTGTGGCAGGCGTTGTCGAAGATCAGCAACGACACGCTCTCAGGGACCGTGTATCAGCGGGTGCAGGCGTTGCAGTCGCCGTTCGGGCTGGAACGCGACGACCGGGACCGCATGATCTTCGTCGCGAACTTCGCTGTCGATCGGAACGTCTGATGCCTGATCCGTTCGGCGAGGACGGCGGGGAGGCCGGTCAGACCCGGGAGCGGGTCAGGTGCGGGAACCCGCGGTGCGCGGGTCCGGCGGTGGAGCGCGGCGGGAAGCCTGCTCTGATCGCTGAGATCGTGACGGCTCCGTGGCGGATCAAGTGCTGGCGGTGCGGCCAAGTGAACTCGTCTACCGGAGGCCCTCCTGGCGGGCGGTGAATGTCCTCGGGTCGGTGGTGCCGTCCCATGCCGGACCGGCGTCGCGGGTGTCGAGCCGGTCCAGCCGCCGAACCAGGGCGTGGGCGAGGTAGCCGACAGCGAACGCGATGAGAACCGGGCCGACGATCACTGGTCGCTCCCTTCGAGAGTGTCGGTTCGTTGCAGCACGGCGTACCAGTCTTCGAGGTCGGTTTCCCGATCGAGAACCGGGCAGCGGGCGATGAGCCTTTCAAGGTTGCGCCGCGGGATGCGGCCCTCGTCCATCGCGTGTGCTAGTTCCCGCCAGACTTTCGTCACGCAGGAGACGGCGTCGGCCTCATTGCTGAACCAGAGGATGAGGGAGCCTTCCGGCCCGTCCTGCATGATCGGCGTGATCTCCCTGGTGGCGCCCATCAGGCTGCTCCGTTGATGCGGCCGCGGCGGCGGTTGAGCCAACTGACGCGGTCTCGGACGATGGCGAGTTCCCGGCTGATGTCGTTGCTGTCGGCGGTGCTGGCCGACGCTACCGAGTTGATGAGCGTGATGAGGTGGTGGCGGAGCACCCGGTCGGTGATCTCGTCGAGGCGGTGCTCCGGCGGTTCGGTGTAGACCACCTCGTCGGGCAACTCCCGGCGGTACCGGTCCTCGTCGTAGTACTGGTCGTGTGCGTTGCTCATGTATGGCTCCTTTTCACTTGCGGTTCTTCGCCTGGACCCAATCGGCCCCGACGTGGACGGTGGCTGTGCCGATGGCGACCTCGACGGTGCCGTCGGCCCAGATGGTGCTGATCGTTCCGGCTGCCTTGCCGGTGCCTTTCCGCTGCTTCGGCTGGCACTCGACGAACTGGCCGACCGTGAGGGTTCGCTTCCCGTCGCGTTCGAGGCGGTCGACGGTCGGCACCTTGGGTGCGGCGGCGGGCTCCATGCTGCGGACTCCGGCGACCTGCGCCCGGTCGATGGTGACGGTGCCGGGTCGGGCTTCCTTGCCCATCCCGTACCAGCCGGTGGCGGGGTCCCACCAGTAGGCGGGCCACAGCGGGTCGGTGGGGTACAGGGTGAGCGCCCGGACGGTGTGGGTGCCGTCGTCGAGGCGGAGCCGGAGGGCGGGCTTCGTGCCGCTCAGGATAGGGACGACTCTGGTGGTCATGGTGGTGGCTCCTTGGTTGGTGTTCGTTTCCATGTAGGTCAGTATAGGCCGGGTTAGGGAGGTCCGTGCAACTCGGGGACGGTCAAGCCGCCGAACCGCCCGCCTCTACGATGGGCGACGACCGTAGTGGGCGTGGTCCCCGGGTGCCCGAGTGGCCGGTCAGGCCGCTCCCGTGTGCACCCGCTCAGAACCCTCGGGGGCGACATGCCTGACTACCTGGTCACCGGAGGCCCAGACGGGACCGCCGGTATCTCCATTGGCTCGACCCGCTACGAGCCCGGCGACCGCGTGTCCGCTCCGGCCCGGTCTGTGAAGTGGCTCGTCGAAGACGGCTACCTCACCCCGGCTGGTGCTGCTCCCGCCGACGAAGAGGAGTAGCGCCGATGCCTACGTTCGTTCATGGCAAGTCGACCCGCGTCTATGTCGACGAGTTCGACCTGTCCACCTACTTCAACTCGGCTGACGTCGCCGTCACGAATGAGACAGCGGAGACCACGGCGTTCCAGTCGTCGTCGAAGCAGTTCGTGATCGGCCTCACCGACGGGACCGTCACCGCCTCCGGCCTCTGGTCGGCGGACACCGACGGCACCGATGAGGAACTCTCAGCGATCCTGGGGAGCGCCTCCACGCCGGTCATCACTGTCGCTCAGGCCGCCGGGACGATCGGCAACCGCTGCACCATCGGGAAGGCCCACGAGGTTAACTACGCGATTAGCAACCCGGTCGGCGATGTGTCCGCGGTGTCCGCCGACTTCCAGGCGTCCACCGATGCGACAAGCAACCTGACGAACGGCCTGAAGTCCGGCGTCCAGTTGACGACCGGCGCGTCCATCGCGTTCGGGTCGCTCGGCGACCTGGCTTCCGTCGACAACGCGGCATCGTCCGCTAACGGCGGCGCTGCCCTGCTCCATGTCCCAGCGAACACGATCGGCGGCGGGACCACCACCATCAAGGTCCAGCACTCCGCGAACGACGCAACATGGGCGGACCTCATCACCTTCACTGCTGTCGGAGCCGGGGCTGTCACCTCGGAACTGTCGGCGGTCGCCGGAACCGTCAACCGGTACCTCCGGGCCACCGCCTCCACGGCGGGTTCGTCCGGGGCGATCACGTTCATGGTTTCCGCCGCCCGCTTCTAACAACCCTCTCAACAAGGAGAACCTTCAATGCCTACTTTCGTTCACGGTAAGTCGACGAACTTCCAGGTCGACGACACCGGCGGCACGATCCGCGACATCAGCAACGTCCTCACCTCGGTGGACTTCCCCGAGACGGTCGAGACCGCTGAAACCACTGCGTTCGGGTCGACCTCGAAGTCGTTTGTGGTCGGCCTCCGCGATGCCACGGCCTCCGTGTCGGGGTCGTGGGATGCGACGGTCGACGGCTACTTCCAGGGCGGCGCAGAGCCCGCCTCGCGGTCGTTCGTGTTCGGTCCCGCAGGGTCCGGTTCCGGCGCGGTGAAGTATTCCGGCGAGGCGATCCTCACGTCGTACTCGGTGAGCAACCCGGTCGGAGATGTCGCCACGTTCACCGCCGACTTCCAGGTCACCGGCGATGTGACCCGCGGCACGTTCGCCTGATCCTGACAACTACATAGAAACGGGAGTGACCAGAGTGTCCAACCTGAGAGACCAGATCCGGTCGGCATCCGACATGGAGTCGGAGGCCGTCGAGGTCCCCGAGTGGGGCGTCACCGTCGAGATCCGAACCATGACCGGGCGGCAACGCGCCCGCATCATGACCGAGATGGCGCACGGCGGCATCGAGAACGTCGACGTGGAGCACCTGTGGTCCAGCGTCCTCACGACCTGCATCTACGACCCCGAGTCGGGTGAGAACGTGTTCACCGACGACGACCTCGAATGGCTGATGACGGAGAAGTCCGCAGCCGTCATCGACCGTCTGTCCCGGCGGTGCCTGGACGTTTCGGGCATCACGGAGGACGGGGCCGACGAGGTGGGAAAAGGCTCCTCGGGTTCCCCGACCGGCTAGGCCGGGTCAACCCTGAACGCCGCGCCTACTTCCGGCTGGCCCGGGATCTCGGCATGACGGTCGGGGAGGTTCTCGACCGGATGTCGTCCATCGAGGTGGCGGAATGGCTGGCCCTGTACCAGATAGAGGCCGACGAGGCCCAACGAGAACAACAGAAACGGCGGTGAACCAATGGCAGCGATGACGACGATCATTCGGGCCGTCGTGGAGGCCGACAC